GTCTGGATGTTGATAACCTGTTGCGTGGTTAAATCTTCAGGCGTAACACCCGGCATTTGCTTGTAGGCCAGTGTGTAGGCGGATCGGGTAGCGTCGGAAGTCTGGCCCATTGCGTAGCCCATAATGGACGCTACAGCATGGGGAACAGTGGAGTAAAAGCCCATTGTCCGGCTGTATTCCGCTGTTTCCAACGTGGCGAACAGGTTGCCGTTTGTGTTGTTTAATACGGCAGAGTCAGCGGATTGCAGGATATAAAGCGATTCAGGGATAGCGGCTTCAGTCCATGCGGCAATGCCGTTTTGATCGTTAGTAGCGGCGCTGGTGCTGTAAACCGTGTACCATTCGCTGTTTTTAGTCCGGCAAGCTTGGATGGCCTGCAAAGCGGTTTCACCGGTTGCCTGTCTCCCGATAGCCACTTGGGTAGGCTTGCCGGGGGAGCTGAAATAAAACTGAGCGGCGATATATTCGGGCATAGAACTATTGAAGCCATCGGCCACCATGTCGGCCACACTGGTATAAATCTTGAGGCGGGTAACAGTGGAAATAACCGGGCTGGTACCGGTAATCAGACCTAAATTAAAGCCCCTCCTCGGTGCTGAAGTGGGGCTGATCGTGTACTCAACGTTTGCTATAGGACTTAAAGGTAAAGTTGTCATTTTTATTCTCCGATTACATCTCTTCTTGCAAAATCACCAAAGAGCTTAGCCTCGGCATTTTTATAAGCTTCAACGGCTTGTTTTATATCCTTGAAATAACCCAGAGTTCTTTTCCTCTTTTCAAAACCGATTGTTGCAACCCAACGCTTTCGGTCTTCCCTCCAAGTGACACCTTTAAATCCAGAGGTGTTATTTCTCGATACGCCTCTATTCCTGGCGTTTTGATTGCGGTTGCAAAGCCTGAGATTAGCTCTTCTATTGTCTAAAGTGTTTCCGTTTATATGGTCAATTTCAAATCCCGGCAAGACATTCAAGATAATTCTGTGCATCTGCCTGCCTATTGAGCCTTTATATGCGGCGTAACCAGGGCAGTAAATTCCTGTCATGGCGTAACCTTGGCTATTCAAATTCCATTTATATTTACTGAGCCAGTCAAAATCTTCATCATCAACCAGCGCAAATTGACCACGGGTAAGTGGTATCATTTTCATATCGGAATCTCCTTTCAAGATTTCGGTCATGCCTCCGATAGTTCAAGCTATGCGGGGGCCTTTGCTTATTTAAGGTGCATCCTCAATATTCACGACCCTTTGAAGGCCGTGGTCATCGTAAATCTTGATATGAGCGCTTTGAATCAGCGGGACAGTAGCGTCTCGCTCTGTGTAGGCATTGAATAGAACGGTTAAATCAACCCGCTCCCACCACTGGCCAGCCATCTCATACGGCGCACGGCGTGGGGCTGGAATGCTTGGCACGGGGTAAATCTTGGCGGCGGTTAATGCGGCCCGGTTGCTACGGTTCAGAATACCCACCTTGATAGCGTCGGCTGTCTCAAAGCAGGCAGGGCCATAGCATGACCACATCACTTCAATCACTCGGGTGTATTTGGTTTGTTGGACAACCTGTAAATTGGTATCTGGTTTATAAACAACGTCCTGCTGGTTATCAAACAGGGAGCCTAAATAATTGACCGTGATAAAAACCACGTTGTCCGTCTGTTTAAAGCCCGGTTGTCCCTTTTCGGCGTAGGCCAGTCGAACCAGCTTGCCATCCATGCCGGTAATGGCGATAGTGGCCGTGCGGATTAACTGCTGGAATTGCTCACGGGTAATGAGATTCATTAAGCCCCCACGATGCGGGCGCAAACGGCCTTGTAAAAACCGTAGTCCGCATAATCGGAAATACTGGTCACTCGATACTGTTCACCGTGCCAAGTGACTAAATCAGAAACCCGTTTGGTTGGTTCAAGGGAAGTTGGGAACACGGCGGCCAAGGTGTAAACGTTAATCATTCCACTGGCCCGGTCTGCCTCTGGCATGGCAGCCAGTTGCTTGGTGGTCAGTGGCTTAACTATGGCGGGCATGGTTATGGTGCGGGTTGTGTTTTCAAACTTTCCAGTGGATGCGCTCCAATCACCCAGTTGGCGGGTGACTGTGATGGATTGGCTGAAATCTGGATCGACAATCAGTTCACTAAAATTCAGCATCAGCGTTTGGTATCCACAACGTAGGTAATGGCTTGGCGAAGTGCCCCTGTGTCTATCAGCGGCTTGTCACTTCCCTTGCGGGCAATGGTAATAGGGCTATTCGGTGCCCAGTTGTTAGCAGGATTGGTAAACCAGCGCTTGGCCTCGGTGGAGACGTACAACCCCAGCCGATTAAACCCAGCATCCGCAACATTGGTCTTGCCGCTTAGCGCATCCTTGATAATGCCCGCCTGTATCCGGGCGATGGCATCCCGGTTTGCCTCAATGCTTGGCTCCATGAAGGGGCGGGCGGGAATGTTATTCATGGGCGAACCCTTGCTGTGGATATAGGCCAGTTCAGCGTTATTCGGGCCTTCTTCCTTGCGGTTAATCTCCTTTTGAGGAATACCCGCCAGCACCCTTTGGGCATCGATGGACTGAAGCCCTGCGATAATGTCCCCTGTTTTGTCCAGCCGTTTAACTACCTTCCCAAATACTTTGCCGAACATCAGTAAATGTAACTGGTGCGTCCAGCAACCAAGCGGGCCAAGCCTGCAAATTGAGTGCCAAACATGGTGGATTTCCAGACATCCCAGCCCTTCATCCCAGCACCTGAATAGCTCAGGTCATAGGATACAGACAAACCGTCCACACTTTTAGACGTGGCGATTCCGGTAGGCTTTCCAGCGCTAACCACTTGGGCAGCATTGGCACCAGAAACCGGCGTAGTTTGCAGGTAAATCGTGGCATAGTGCGCCACAACCAAGCCCATGCCAAATAGCCAGTTAGGCCCCCATCGGTCAGCGTCAACGATGCTGTTGCCCAACGCAATGAATTGATCCAGCATGGGATCCGGCACCAAACCCGTGAACTGATCATAGGCCGCCAGAAAATCCGCCCTTGAGTAGGGGGGATTGGTTGTCCCCCCTCCCAAATTGGCGGCGGTGTTGATCAGTTGTTCAGCGTAGGCATAAGGGAAACCCACACCAGGAGAATAACCGGGATAGTAGGCCATTACTCGGCTTTCTCATCCTCGGCATCAGCCTTGGCTTTGCGGGCCCGCTTTGGCTTTTCATCCTCGGCGGTTTCGTCTTCCGGCTCAAAAGTGGCGTCAACTGGCTCAGTTACTTGAAGCGTTTCAGCCTCAACCACTTGAACCGGAGTGTCCAACTCAACGAGGCGATCAGCGGCCTTGGCGGCTCGGAAGTAATCATCATTGACGATCCAATCCGGTGCCACTTCAACAGTATTGCTACCTGCTGTGGTGAACTCAGCGCCCTCATGCTGGAACGTAAAACGATGCGTAGTTTGAATTTTCATCAAACTATACTCCGTCTCTGTAAGCGATGGTTTGCGGGTACATCACCTTCACTTCGGAGAATTGACCGAAGTAGGGGGACATGTAGGCCACATCGGCGGCGCTTTGGCTGGTGTACAGACGGTACAGGGGAACCGTCATATCGAAGCTCAGATACTCTTCTTCGTTCCGGTATGCGACCATCCGGTTGGTGTTGGCTCCACCGGTGGTCAGAGGCAAGCCTGCTCCAACGGTTTGACGGCAAGGAACAATCACGAGGTTTTCCCCGTTCATGCTGGCTAGGTTGTTTGCCATCAGGTAGGACAACACGGACTGGTTTCCGGCTTGGGAGATCAAGCGGGTAGCCAGCCTGTTGTAATCGGCAGGGGGTAACAGGATATGGTTAGGATAAAGAGTGAATTCCGTAGAAGACCATACAGAAAAAATCAAAGAGTTTACATCGTTCAGGATTTCTTCGGCGGTCTTGTTTGCCCACAGGCGGGAAGTTGCGCCAGCGTTTTGAGCAACCAAAGCGGATGTCACGCTGGGGTTGTTGATCAAACCAGTGGTGCCGTAATCTGTAAAGCCGAGGTAAACGCTTTGCTGGATGGACAGATCCCAGTTTTTCCGTAAGCCGTTCTCAAAGATTTGGCTCAGGCTACGGCCAGCAGCAGACATGCGGGTTTCATCCATGAATGGCACCCGGATCATGTTCATAAAGTTATGGGTTTTCCATAAGTCTTTAGTCACGTTGCCTTGTATGATCGGGATGGCGTTGGTAGACCCGCTGATGATGCCGAACTGGTTAGCGCCAGCAGTGGCATACTCAACGAAATGAGCGGAGATATAATCAGCGAAGCCGTTACCGGTCACAGCGACAATATCCCGTGCCCAGGTGGTGGTAGCGAGAGGCTCACGGAGGCGTTGATCCATCCGCTCCAACTCTCCGGTTAAAAACGTTTGCCCGGAGTTGATGCCCGCAGCATCAGTTACCATCGGGAAGGATCCCGACAGGGTATGAGTGTTATTCATTTAAATTTAGCTCCCTACACTACTGGAAAGTTAATGCGTAACGTGGTGATACCGTTGGCGTCGCTCTTGCCGCTGAACCATTTGCAGTTGGTAACAGCGATGGTATTTGCGCCATCAGCTGCAGCTTCAAAGCCGCCTACCACACCGGCAGGAATAGCGCCGTTCGCAGCGATCCGAACGAAGACAGCACCGCCAGCAGTTGGGGTGCCAACGTTGCACTTCACGGCAACAATGCCCCGCTGGGTAATGTCAGCAGGTTGCAATGGCAGGTAAGCACCGGCGTTATTTCCGATGGTTGTGCCGCCGGAGGGGTTGGTAGGGTAGGTGAAGGATTGCTTCACTTCACCCGTCGCAATACCGGCAAAGGTAGCGGCAGTGGTAGCAGCACCGGCCAATTGAACGGTGTTGTCGGTGTTTAATTGCACAGCAAAGCCAAACGGGATGTTTGCGGTACCCGTTTTTACTGGCTTGGCTACGGTGATGTTGTCAGGACTGTAGGCTAAATTCCCCGCAAAACCGTAGTTAAGCGAGGTTCCGATAGTGGAACCGGGCATGGTGTTTACTCCCTATTCGTTAAATAAAATGGATTAAGCTTGTTTTTTGTAATGAGGATTGAACTTAGCGGCGATCTCTTGGCCAAGTTGCGCTTTGTCTTTCGGCGCTGCATCCCGGTTAGGGGTGGCAATGGCGTTCATGATGCCCAGGTATTTTCCGCTGGATTTTCCTTTAGGCTCTTGGCCCAATGCCTTGCGCAAAGCGTCGTTTGCTTGCTTGCGATCTTTCTCAGGCAGCTTGGCCAAGAATGGCTTCATATCTTTCACAACTTGGGCGATGGCGGCGGCGGAATCTTCCGTTTTTTTCTTCTCTTCATCCTCGTCCTCGTCAGGATCAGCGTCCTTGGTGGCTTTTTCATCGTCTTCATCTTCGTCGTCATCACCATCGGCATCATTTACCTTGGCTTCCAGCGCATCAAAACGAGCATTCAAGGCATCCAAAGCAGCCAGAATTTTGGAATCTTCGGTTTTCTTGTCCTTCTTCTCATCTTCTTTGTCTTCGTCGCTGTCAGCGTCTTTGACCGGCTTGGCGCTCAACATGCCAACGAGTTTGGCCAACAAGCCTGCTTCGTTGTTTTTCTCAACGACAGCAGCAGGAGCGGCATCATTGAGGCTCAGAAATTTCATAGCGGCCATAGCCTCTTCAGGGCTGGCATCCTTGCAATACGCCGTAAACATGGCGGCTTGGGCTTCTTGTGCGTTTTTGAACACTTGTTTTTTCCTCTTTGGTTGACTGTCGTAAATCTTCACGCGCTCCCCGGCACGTCCCTTGGTCACTACTGCGATATGATTCACCCGGATATTGGTTTGCTTGTAGCCGTCTTTGTAGGGCTCATAGCTGCACGTGTACCCGAGTGAGATTTGTACTTTTTGCTTGTCCTGAACTTTGCGGATTAGGGCGGGATCGGTAATGACCAGATCAGCGCCCACGTTGTCCCCTTCAGGGCGAATATTGCGCCCGTGGCCCTTGGCCAGAATGGCGTGATTATCCAGCGTTACCCCTTCCGGCTCGTTGGGGTGGTCGTCTGTTACCGGGGCGCTCTCTATGGATTGCAGGGCCAGTGGATCGTGTACATCCTCAGGCAGGCGATAAACTTTGATGGTCTTCCCCATCACAGGGCGGCCTTGCTCATCCCGGATTCCCAGTTCTTCAGAGAGGTAATACTGAACGCCAGTTCGGGCAATCAGGG